TTATAACTTTATTGTCATGTATAAATATATGAAAAATAAAGAAGCTCGCAAAAAATGCGAGCTTTCTTTGATTTATTTTTAATTTTAATTAGAAATTCAATACACAATAATCCATTCCTAATACTAAAGAAATGTTTTGAGCTTCAGCTTCTGTGTCCCAGTTATATTCACCAAAATCAGCTGATTTAATAAATCCACCTTTGATAACCCATTCAGAAATAATATCACCAACTGGACCTAATACATTAATAGTTAAATCTTTTTTATACATATCAGAATAACCATCACGTCCTGTCACTGATTCATGGTGTAAACGAACCCATTCCATTACTGATTGAGCTCCTGATGGAGTGATAGGATCAAACAATGTTAAAGTCAAATCATTCCATTTTAATTTACCTTTGATTTTACGGTAAACATTAATATGGTTTAATGTGATTTCTTCTTGTGAGAAACCCATTCCGCTCACACCTTTAATTAAATAGGCTGGAATACCATCAACATAAAGAATAAATCTATTCTTTAGTTTTGGTTCAAAAGCGGTAAAAAATATTTCGTTTGGATTTAAAATTGCCATTTTATTTTATTGTTTTGTTATAAATATTCTGTCTTTAAAAAATTATGCTGGGAAAGTAGCTCCTGTTGGTAAAATGTTGAAGTTCAAGTAAATGAATTCAGCAGTCTTAGTAGGTTGAATATAAATAGCACCTATCAATTGATTTCTATCAATTACATCCGCGGTATTATTTGAATCATCCATTACTACTTTGAAAGCATACAAACCTTGTTTTTGTTGTACTGAAGTTAAATAAGGATTAACTTGAGATAAGAATGCGTTACGAGTTGCTATAGTATTTTGTTCAAATACCAAAGTGTTTGAAATTTGAGAAATGTAAGATTTTAAAGCAATTAATAATCTTCTTACATTCACACGATCCAAAGCACTTGCTCTAGTTTGTAATGTTTTCTGACCATATACTACAACTCCAGTTCCAGGGAAAGTAGCAATTGGGTTAACTTTATTAGTGTATAAAGTGTCTCTAGAAGATTGTGGTAATTTTTGTTCAGCTCTAACTACTTGAGATAATCCACCTCTGTTAATACCAGCTGGTGCAAACCAAGGCTCACTTACTGTATCATTATAAGCATATACACCCCCAATTACTGTTGATGCTGGAACCCAAACTCTAGATCCTAAATCAGGATCTACAACTTGAACCCAAGGCCAATAAGAAGTAGCGTATGAAGTATTTCTAGAAAGAGCTTGAGTAGTTGTTGTTGCTACTGAAGAGTTAGCAGGTACTAAATCAAGTACATAAATATTATCACCTCTGTTTTCAGTATTTGCAATAATTGTAGTGACAGTTGAAGGTTGTAATAAATTAAATAATCCAGGAGTTAATAATACATTAAATTGGTAATCATCAGTATTAGCTAATAAGTTAACCATGTTAGTGTAACTACCACTTGGAATACCTTGAGATCTTTGACCATCAGTAATTGCATCATAGAATTGACCGTTTGTAGCAATAGTACCTACAGCTCCACTAAATGAACCACTTTGGTTATTTGGAATAAATCCAGTAAATTGAGCTTTTGCTACACCATTATTATCAAAGTAGTTAGGAGTTGGGTTAACAACTGATTTTACTCTAATGTATTTAGAAGCATTAGTGAAAGAACCAGTTAACATAATTTGATTAAATGTGCTGTTATAAACATTATCAACATCACCAATTACTTTTGAAATGTAGTTTGGAGCAAAAGGATCTAATGATAAATTTGTCCAAGTTTCCAAAACAACAGGACTAACAGTAGTATCATTACCTTGTCTAACTAATAAAGTAAAAGTACCAGAAGATGTACTTGAGTTTTGAATTTCCCATCTAACATTATCCCCTGAACCTGAAGCTAATGAACCTGAAGCATCTAATGAGCTTGAACTGTTCATAATAGTACCTTCAGATATAGTTTCTAAAATAAAGGATCCTGAAGTACTAGTACTGCTAGAAACAGCTACTGTAGCTGAAGTGTAAGAACCACTAACTACTCTTGCTACTAACAATGTATCTCCACCATTAGCAAAATAGTTATAAGCTGCTATTGAGGTAAAATAAGTGTAAGCATTACTAGCTGATGTGAAAGTAGTACCAAAGATATTTTGGTATTGACTGTAAGTAGTAACAATTGTTGGTACTTCAACTGGACCTTTTACTGTAGGACCAATAATAGCGGCTCCAACAACTACAGGTTGTTGGGAGATAAATGACTGGTCATTTTCTAATGCTAGTACGCCAGGTGATATTAAAGTTGATGCCATTTTTTTTAGTTTTTATTCTGTTATAAATATGTTAAAAAGTTTAAAAAATAAAACAATTAAAATAAAACTCTTGTATATAAACAAGCTATTATGTGTAAACAATAATAAAGTTTACATCATCATTTGTCGAAGCTCCAATATCTTTAATAAGAAATGAACCAGCTAATGGTGCTGTTTCTTGAATCATTAAAGCATTGTTGCCTGGAGATGTTGAACCTGAGGCTTTAGTAGCAGTGACCCAATATTGAGTTTGGAATATTTTTCCTATTAAAGCAGCTGGAGCAATTACAGCACTAACACCTGAACTTAGTTTTAATGAACCTGCTAATACACCTAAAGCTCCATTTATAAAGTTTACACTAGCACTTGGATAATAAGAAGCATTAACATTATTTAAAAGTTGAGCAGCTGAGGATGTGCCAGCTAAAGAACCAATAAATGAACCTGTAAATGATGAAGCAGTAACAGCGTTTGATATTCTAACACTACCAGATTGGTTTAAACTACCTGTTAATGTAAAAGATCCTGATAAAGTTATATCATAAGATACTAATCCAGTAAAAGCATCTACAGATTGAGTAACATGACCTGTTTGGATTGTTGCTCCTGTTGTTATTCCAGTTTTAGATAATACAGCCATTTGTTATAAATATATGTAAAGAAAAATTAAGTAACACTTATTAAAATACCATCTGTGAAGTTTAAATTTTGTTGACCTGGAGGATTTCCAAAAATATTGACTGTACCGTTGTATCCTGCTGGTTTTAAATTTGTTCCTACACCTGCAGAACCTGAAGGCATATCGAGATAATATCCGTTAGCTGCACCACCTTGTTCAAATATTCTAAGTCTATTCTGGTATACATCTATAGTTACACCAGTTGGAATAGTTGTATTTGTAGCAGGTGCATTAAGGAAGATCTCTCCTCCTTCATCTCCAGACTGATTCATTGATTTTAGATTAACTTGGGCTTCAATATTACCAGCTGCTACAACATTTGTTGTTGATGTTATTGAACCTGTAATTATTTGGTTACCATTAAAATTATTTGAACCAGTTGTTGCAAAAGATGATGTTCTTGATGTTATCAAATATGGAGTTAACATAGATCCAGTATTTGAGATTAGTAAATAAGAAGTTAATTGAGATGTTGTTGCAAATGAACTTGTATTTGCAATTAACAAATACGGAGCCAACATTGACGATGTTTGATTACTTCTTATAAATGACCCAGTCTGTGAATTAGGAGTATAAGGAGACAACATAGAGCTTGTATTACTAATTAGTAAATATGTTGCTAGTTGAGAAGTAGTCGCAAATGAACTAGTATTTGTGACTAACAAATATGGAGCTAACATTGATGATGTAGCATTCACTAAAGTATATAATGGAGCTAAAGAAGCTGTAGAAGCAAATGAAGCAGAAGTAGCGTTTGAAATACTACCTAATAAAAAAGAAGCAGTAATTGCTATAGAGGCAGTAGCAGCATAAGAGGCTGATGTTATAGAACCAGAAAATGACCCTGTAAATGAGGTTGCTATTATTGAACCTGATATACTTGTTGAGCCTGAAACTATTAATCCGTTTTTTATTATTAATTCACCCGCCATATTAGAAATATCTTAAAATTGCTTTAAATGTGTATGGATTTGGTCCAGAGTTATTTGCTTGTATTGTGTACGGAGGAGTACCATCTGTTGAAAATGATATCACTGATGTATTACCTATATCCGCAGTCACAGTTTCATAGTAAGTTGAAGTTGGAGTTCCAAATTGATTAAAATTAGCTATAATAGTACCTGTTCTTTGGTTAGATCCTGATACTATTTGATAATCTAAAAACATAGATGCAGGGCCTGATATTGTTTTTGTTACTACAGCAGTTAAACCAAGGGGAATTGATGAATTAATAATTTCTTGAGTTATACTTAACCCCCCTAAATCATCTGCTTGACTTATACTACCTGTTACTCCTAATGACCCGGAAATTATTGCTGAGCCATTATATGGGAATGTTGCTGCTGATAAGGCATATGAAGCAGTGGTAGAAAAAGATGAAGTACCTAATAATGATCCTGTTAATGAACCAGTAATTGATACACTTCCTGTTATTATATTGAATCTACCAATACTACCACTTATAGTAATACCTCCTGTACCTCCTAAAACATTAGTTGAAGGATTATAGTATGGACCATTTGCACCGTCAGCTGCTAATTGATAATAATTATCTAAAGCACCAGGACTGTTTTTAAATACTAAGGTGTAGTTAGCATCTGTTCCACCATTTGAAGCAATATAAACTGTACTAGATGAATTTGCAAAGGAAGCACTTACAGCTTGTAAAACATAAGATGCAGTTTGGGATGTAGTTACAAAAGAAGCTGTTTGGGCAGTAGTTACAAAAGATGCTGTTTGAGCTAAAATTACATAAGAGGCAGTTTGAGCAGTAGTTACAAAAGATGCGGTTTGAGCTAAAATTATATAGGATGCTGTTATTGCATTTGATGCCCAACTTGAAGTACCAAATAATGAACCTGTAAATGAGCCAGTAAATGAAGAACCAGTAACTGGTCCTAAAAATTGGGATGAACCTGTTACTAAAAGTGATCCTGTTAAATAAACAAAATTACCTCCTACTAAAGTAAAATTACCACTACCACTAAAAGTTCCAGCGTTATTAAATTGTATAGTGTTTGTAGCGCCACCAGGAGCACCTCCACCACCTCCGCCACCAAAAGCAGATGAGGCGGTTATAAACAGTTGTCCAGTGGCATTATTAAATGTTACAACATGGGTTGTTGCTGTGGTTTGGTTTATTAACCCTTGTAAAAATATATTAGCAGAACCTGATTGTGAAAATGATCCTGTTATACCTAATGAACCAGTTATTTGGGCTGAACCTGTATAAGGAAAACCACTTGCACCACCAGCTACAAATGAAGCTGTAGCAGCATAAGATGCTGAAGTAGAAGCTGAGGCATAAGATGCTGAAGTAGAGGTTAAAGCATAAGATGCCGTTGTAGCTACTAAAGCATATGAGGAAGAAATAGCAAAAGAAGCTGTAGGAACTATTCCTATTTGTATTGTTACATTATTAAAATTACCTACAGAACCAGTAACTGCCCCTACAAAGTTAATTTTGTTAACTTGGGTTGTAATTAGATTTCCATTGCTTTCAATCTGTAAAGGTATTAAACCTGGTTTGCTTAATAACGCCATTAATCTATAGTATCAGTGGTTTCAAAAAAGATTGTTGTTTTAGTTTTATTATTAAACTTATTAATAGCTGTAGAATCTTTTTGAACTGTATCAGGTATAATATAACCACTTAACACAACATCAAAAGTACTTCTAACTACTCTTTCAGCTGATTCATTTAGTTCAGTTTGGAAACCAAATGAATTAATTCTAGCTTGAAACTTAAAACGCTCAGGATTACCCCAATAAGCATCTGAAGCGTAATTCATGGCTTCTACTATTCTGTTTAGTTGTTCTACATAATAAGTAAAAATAACAAATGAATAAGTTACAGTTACATAATCAGGAGCAACAACAGCATAAAGTTGTTTTTCAGGTTTTCTATTATTTAAAACATTAAATGCATCATAAGCATTTGATGGATTATATGATTTTTGAAATATTCCATAATTGTTAGGGTTATTAGCATCTATTTTATTTGCTAAAGACCTATTTTTATCCATAGAATTTCTTTTAAAAATAATTAAAGGAGCCATTAAACTACCTTTATTATCTCTTAAAACACCATCTCTTTGATATGATTTCCATTTCTCAGGAGAACCATATAATACAGGGACAGGAATATATTCACCATTTTGTATTACAGAAGGTTTAACTACATTTTCTAAATAATAAAAAATAGCTTCATCAATATCTTGAATACCTACAGTGTAAGGTTTAACTGTATCTCCTCTCCAAGACTGTTGTAAAGCTCTATTATTTTCATTAGGAACAGCATTGTTAGGATTACCTTGTTCCTTGTCAAAAGGAGTTACTAAAGAGTTAGAAATCTCTTTTTGGGTTTTGGGAATTGGTTTTCTTTCTCTAGCCATTATAATCTCATTTTATCAATACCAACTCTATCACTTGGAACATAATGGGCAGTCACAATTACTGATAAGTTATAACCAAAATCTTCTAAACCTGGATTTAATGGGTTGTTACCTTGGTCATCATAATAAGGGTAATCAGGGTCTTTACCTACGAAGAATTGTACTACATTTTCATTATCAATTTCCCAATATGCATCTTGCCACATAATGAAGTCTCCAATTTCAGGAACAACATTAGCATCTACTAAATCATCACGTAAAAACTTAACTGTTAAAGGCCAGTTAAATCCTACTAAATCATCTTGTATAGGTGCAGTTTGGTCACCAACTTCTACTAAAGCATTAAATAAAACAGGTTTATCAAATACTCTACCAGATGATGCTTCACCATACATATTAACTTTAGTTTCTGTTAAATTACATTTATAAAACACTACCTCTTGAGAGATAATATTCGCCATTAACTCTCTGTTAATGTGTCTAAACATTGAAATATCTCGTGATTGTCCAAAAAGAGCCATATTATCCTATATAAATTGTCATTGGAACTTGTAATAATTCAGTTTGACGGGCAGTAGTTTCAGCTGCTCTTCTTTCAAGTAATGATTGTTTTGATGTTGTGTCAAAATATTCTCTTAATCTTGTTATTAATGCCTCTTTCTCAGAAGTAGCAGCACTTATTAAATCAGCTTGATTTAAAGTAACTTCAGCACCTGGAATAGGGATTGATGAGTATTTACCTCTAATATAACCTAACATTTCTTTACATAATGCTAAAGTATATTCAAAAATCCAACTCCTACCAGGAGCATTTATTTGAGAGTAGTTTGGATTATTATAAGGTGTGTTACTTACATTAGTAATTTTAGAAGGAGCATTTTGTATAGCAGCATTATATCTATCATCTACTTTAATATAATTAAACCACAATTGTGTTCCACTATCATCACCTCCGGGTATTGGAAATATTCTTAATCTGTTATTAATTAATTGAAAAGTATAGTTAGAATATCTAACTTGGTTACTCATTTCAATCGCTTGCATAGTACCTACATCATAGCTTAAAGGCATTAAAACATAGTTTGTTGAAGGTCCATAACCTGCTAATCCTAACAAACCAACAGCTGCTGTAGTACCAGGACCTAAACCAGCCCAAGGACTATACAATTGGCTAACTGCAGGAGTACCTTCATAAAATATTCTTTTAATTTCAATACCACCAGTTATGTTTTGTCCAGTAGCCCAAGCTTCTAAATTATAATCTTGTAAACTAGAAGTTAAAGTAACAGAACCACTATACCAAGTAACATTACCACCTGTACCTGCTTCTTCAGCATATTGTTGAGACATCCTAACAATAGGACCTAAACTAGGAGTAATTAAAGCATTGTTTAAAACAGAGGCGGTTGTAGCACCTTCTAATGATAAATAGTTATCTCTTAATTGATAAGAATATACTTCATTACCATATACAGTTATTGCTTCTTCAAAAGCAGCATAAAAATTTAAATCTTGTAATTCAACATTTTCAATAGGATAACCTAAACGCAAAGAACAAAATCTAGACACTTTATCCGCGTCGGTTTGAAATTGGTAGTCATTATCATAAAACCCAAAAGGAGTATTACCAGGAAAAAATGATGATGAGCCGGGCCAAATTGGAATATTCATAGTATTTGATTATAAATATTTAAAATAAGGAAAGGACCCAATAAATAGGTCCTTTAATTTTTAAGTTAAGATTTAATTAAGCAGGAATAAATTCACCTTTTTCTAAGTCAATAGAACCATTACCATACTTATCAGATAATGATTTTCCTAATTCTTGTTCTTTAGCTTTAAATTCATTTAAGAAAGTAATAACTTCTTCTTTTCTTTTTTCGATTTGAAGTCTTGTGATTTCTAAATTACCTAATTCTAAAGCAATTTGTTGAGCTTGAGTTTGTACCTCAGTTAATTGTTGAATTTCTTCTGTGGTTAAAATTGTATTTGACATAACGTTATATTTTTTATTCTGTTGGGGTTTGTTCTTCAGTTATTTCTAGTGTCACAGGTGCTTCAGTTGGAATACCTGTGATTTCAAATGTACTATTAGGATATGATGCTTCCAAATTTTCTTTAACTTTTGATGTAACATAGTAAAGGTATTTATCAACTACTGTATAACCAGTTTCTAATTCAGGGGCTTCTGCTGTCTCAACGTAGAAAGGCCAGCATGCAATTGAACTTGAACCTGTTAAGTAAGCCTCTTTTGAAGGATACATGAAACAATCTACGGGAACTTGGGTTCCTGCTACAGGGTAATGTAAGGTCAAACGGAAATACGGTTGTGTGTAAGTTCCGGAGTTGTACTCTAGTGTGTTTGTTACTTGAATTGCCATTTACGTATAAATATTATAAATTAAACCTTCCTTTGGTTGCGTTGTAGTTTTGTAGGATTTCTTGGGCTGATAGTACTCTATTATATACCTGTGTTATTGGTATATTTCCTTTAAAATAAAAAAGTGTTCCAACACCACTTCTTGCTCCTAATCCAATTCTAAAAGGAAAAGAATTTAATATTGAAGTAGGTCTAGTTCCTAGAAATTCATAAGTACCCGACTGTTGAACTCCGTTTAAGAACATTTTCATAGTATGAGAAGAATCCCACTGGTATATTTGATAAAACCAACTTCCTGTTGTGAAAGTGGGGGTAACATTATAATAATTATCAAAATCATTAGCTCCAACCCCGTAAACTGTAAAAAAACTTTTACCTGATTCTACAGAATATTGATTATGAGCACTAAATCCATCAGAACCTAATGGCTGTTGGGACATAGCATAGTTGATATTAGTATCAGTATTATACAACCACATTCCTATAGTAAACGCAGTTGCGTTTTGTAATGAAGCAGAACATATAACTAAATCATTCGTCCCATCAAACACAATTGATCCCAAAGACCCCGTATTAAAAGTAGGTCCATTAGTTAACGTTCCGTTATTACCTCTACCGGATTTATCAAACCAGGTAGTACCCGAACCCGGGTAAGATTTTCTATTACCGGCATCAAGGTATAATACCAAGCCGTCATCTATTATATTTGGTCCTCCGAATGCTGACATAGTGTTTTAGATTCCGTATCTGCCTCTTAGGGCGTTAAAGTTTTGTGAAACTTCTGTTGATGAAAGTGCTCGGTTGTATATTTGGGTAGATGCTATATTACCTAATAAATAACCATCGTTAGGACCAATTCTTGCACCTATAGCACCTGCCTGAGAGTTTAATACTGTACTTGATAGATTATCTTGTGCTACTGAATTAGAAATGATTTCTGAGTTTATATAAAAATTAACACCGTTTGGAGAGGATGTACCGTTATATGTTACTGTAATATTATACCATGTGTTAATTGCAATTGGTGATGAGGCAGTTCTTACGATTATGCCATTAGTTGTGGATGTATTTCTTAAAATAAAAACAACTTGTCCGGTAGTTTCGACTGCAAACAAATATCCACGAAAACTACTATCCATTTTAGCAATTATTGCCCTAAAGGAGGATAAACTATTAATTCTAACCCAACCTGAGAGTGAGAAACTGTCTGTTCTTTCAAAATTTAATACATTTCCGTAACCTACGTAATCATTAGTTCCATCAAAAGTAATTGCCCCATTTGAATAAACAGGTCCATTAGTTAATGTTCCAGAAATACTACTACTGACGGCCACAGTATTAGACCAAGTAGTACCTGAGGATCCTGATAAGTAAGAATAAGGATTACCGGCATCTAAATTTAAAACTAGTCCATCAGTTACTATGTCCGGTATTCCATAACGGGATTTGTAGGCGTTAAAGTTTTGCCAAACGTCGAATTGGGAGAGGGATCGGTTGTAGATTTGAGTCTGATAAATACTTCCTGAAAAGAAATTACCTGGTGTATTTCCATCACTACACCCTACTTGTATTCTTTGGGAGCCGGTAAGTGTCATTGAAAATCCTGTGTTTTTTGTATTAACAGGTGCTCCATTTATATACAAAGTTAATGTTGTTGTAGGTTCATTAAAAGTTCCTACTATATTTAAAATTGAACTGGTGTTTAAAAAAACAGAGGAAGTACATTCGTAATAATAAGCACCGTTTGTTAATTTACCACCTACATGAAAAGTACTAGATCTAGTGGAAGACCATCCTAAAGTGCCGGTCTGTTCATATAAAGGACCATCGGAAGATCTAGCTACAATCATTCCTGTTCCTGTTATTCGTCTCTGATTAACCCAACCGGTTAATGTCCAGCTGTTAGGTATAAGAGTACCTGTTCCACAATCAACATAATCATCCACCCCATCAAACACAATACTTGCCTGTTTTCCAATCCCGGAAAATGTAGGACCATTAGTTAATGTACCGTTATTACTATTTCCTGATAAATCCCTCCATGTAGTACCAGTACCGGGATATGAATCTGTTTTGGCGGCATCTAGGTTTAGTACTAGTCCGTTTGTTACTATTCCTCCGGTATAATTGTATCGTGTTGCCATAGTTGTGTGTTAAAGGCCAAAGCGGCCTTTGGTTGCGTTGTAGTTTTGTAGGACTTCTTGGGCTGAGAGTGCACGGTTGTATATTTGAGTTGATGCTATACTTCCTTGCCAATAACTACCAAAAGGTTGATCAGTATTATTATAATAAGCTCCTAAACCTGTGCCTGTTGAAGAATCTAATGTAGTTGTTCTAGTACCTAAAGAAATACCATTTACAAATCCTTCATATTCTGTTATAGAATTAATTCTTATACCTAATAAAAACCATAAATTTACAGTTAAGGTTACTCCTGAAATATAACTAGAGTCTGATCCTACTCTAAGATACACATCTGTATTATTAACACCTAAATATACACGATCTGGGTCTCTATGGGCATATGCTAATCTTAACCCTGAGGTGGAAGTATTTTTTACCCATATCAAATATGTTTTTCCATCACTTGTATTAATATTAGGTAAGTTTACTCCATCATCTGTTCCATCAAAAACAATCGACCCCAAAGACCCACTATTAAACGTGGGTCCATTAGTTAATGTACCATTATTACCTCTCCCACTCTTATCCAACCAGGTAATACCTGATCCAGGGTAGGACTTGACATTACCGGCATCTAAAGCCAGCACAAGACCGTCTGTAACTATTTTAGGCGAATGGACAAAAGCCATTATTCACCTCCCATTTCAAATAATGGATTTGGATCAGTCCATTCCGGTGTAGCAAGGATTGCTAAAATTTCCTCATAAGTATAAGGTCCTTCTTTTGTAGTAAGGTTAGCAACACAGTCCGGGGTTGGTCCATCCCATTTAACAAATGTTTTAGTTCCATCTACTGATTTTCTCACAGTATCGATTGATGTTTCACATACTTGAGTAAAATCGATTTGATCTAATTCAGTTACTGAGAAGATCATAAACTCTCTGTTTTCATAGTCTTGTAATTGTTCCATAATTTTTTATTCTATTTTATTGGTTTTAAGTAATCTGCATATAACTGGCTACCGCAGATAAACTGCCTGTA